ATCTTAATAATGCAAAGGTATGTAAGGGGAATGTGATTAATTGTCAAAGTTGTAAAAGGGGAGTTAATGGAGGTTATTTATCTTTACTAAAATGATTGATTGCTTTTATAAATTTCTTATGTTTGCAAAATAAGAAGTTAGGAGGATTTTCACTTTCCAAAAATCACATTACACCACATCAATTAATAAATGTGCATTTTTATGAAAAGAAAATATATTGAGTACAAAATAGCTGAATATCCACAAATGACTGACAAAGGTTTAGCGTGGATAGTACTATACAGAATAGAGTACATTGATTAATTTGTTTTTGCCCTCAAAATCCCCTAACTTCTTTTTTTAATTATATGTCTATATAAAAATATATATTACAATAAAAATATTTTATATTTTAACAAGGGTTAAGCTGTAAGATTGTATATAGTTACCTTGTTTTTTAAGGAAAGAAGATGTTTCAATAGCTCCTAATATTTCTTTTCTACTTGTATCTTTCCCCTCGATTAATACGATTGTTATGCTTCCACCTCTTTTGTCATCAGGACTTGCAGGAAAAGCAAGACACATATATTTCCCGTAATTGAAGAACTTGAATTGTCTCTTACCATCAAAAACCTTAAATGTGGTATCACAATCTAATCTGATTACTTCACGTTCTTCTTCATAACTAAATTCTCCGATAATAGCAGTAAAACTATGTCCAGGAATACCGCCTCCTTGAGTTCCAAAATATGCTACTCTTTTGCTCATATCTATCTTGTTTTGAGCCTAATTAGGCTACATCATTAATACTAATTTCTCCTTTCAAAACTCGCTCTACCTGTCTGTCGATTATCTCTTGAAATTCAATTTGGCAGATAAGAGAACAATCCGGTATAATCTCTTCCACTGGGTCACCTCGCCATATTGGTAGTTCATCAAGGAAAATACGACCGTCTTTATCCTTTAGGCATGTTGCTCCAACATCACGTTCAATCTGTGCTACCTCATCGAATACATCCGGGAAATCTTTTCGTATCTTGTTCCAATATCCCATACCACCTTTGACACAACCGATACAGTTATTATTGTTATAACCCATCTTGTACATGGCAGGGATTTCAATACCTGCTTTCCATAGTATGCCCATTGCATCAGACTTGGTAATTTCCCGCTCAATAAGCGGAAACAGCGGCTTTGTGTCTGGGTACTGCTGCTTGAATCGGATGGCTCGGTTTATTTCCTTTGGGTCGAAGTCGAAGCCCCATACTTGACCGTCCCAACTTCCAAGTTCCTTCTCTAATTTGTACCGGACTTCCTTCTTCAGTTTGAGCGTACAAGCTGCGCCATGTGGTCCGTTTATCCATCCTTTCCGCAATACATCAGCAACACAGGTGTATTTGTCGCTTCGGATAATGTGAATAGGCTGATCGTACCATCTTTCGCAATCAGATAGAAAACGAGCATTGTCCGGGTGACAGGAGCCAGTCTCTATGTAGTAGAGCTGAACATCTTCGTACAGGCTCAATGCTATTTTACAAGCGACTGCGGATGTTACTCCGCAAGAAAACCATGCTATTATCATTTTTGTATAAAAATATATGTATCTTTGCAATATTGTTAAACCCTTAAATTTTAAATGTATGGCAATAATTTATGTTTCTTTTGAATTAAAAGGAAAAACCCATTCTTTCTCAGGTGAATCATCTTATCCATCGAAAGAGCTGCATGAGGCAAATAAAGTAGATTACGAAATTGTAGAAGAATCTGCATTTCAGCTTATTAAAACGTACATGGAAGAATTTTCACTTGATGGACCAATAAATCCAAAGACTGTTGCTTTCAGATATGAAGTTTAGTGTTTTAGGAGAAGAGGTTATTATATCATAACCTCTTTTTTGATTTTTAATATAATACACATCCTGTATTTTGCTCCTTTCTATCTTGTTATACGTTAAACTTCGGTATTGACATCCAGTGGGTAATACTTTCATCGGTGACATAACCATTTGTTACAAACCATTTACTTTTGCAATATCCTTTTTTCTTTCGAAGCCACCCTATTGCATAGTGCTTAACAGAATCTCTATCATAAAGAAAAACTTCTTGCTCTGGTTCTGGTAACTTATCTTTTACACTTATCCAAGGAGATTGCTTTTTCTGCCACTCAACGCCAGACGCAAATACTTTACGCATATATGTTTCAATCACATGCGGCTGATTGATGCGATTTGCTAATTGAGCTACCAATGATTTAAAATTCATATCTATTTTGGCTTGAATTATAGTAGCCCGAAGGCTACTAGATTAAACATCTCCCCACAGTGTCTTTGCGAGTTCGTATTTCTTTTGTAATTCATTTACTTCTTTCTTTGCATAAGTAAGAGCATAAGAATGACTACGCGGGCACTTTCCCGATTTAACGGCTTCGTGATATTTTTGAGCAACTTCAAGCTTATGCTCGTAGAAATCGATACTTTCCGGCATGGATAAATTGATTGTATTTGCACGTTGTTCCCAATATTTAGCTATCCTTTCGTGCTCGGCTGCTTTTTCGTCAAACTGAACACTTTTACCCATATTGTTCCACGCATCATCTATCGCTTTTCTGTGTCGCTTCTCGCTATGATGTCCCACTTTGATAGGTTCACCTAGAGAAAGAAAATCCTTATCTTTATTGGACTTGTTGTAGTATTCACTGCTTTTCTGTACAGCAGATGTAGCCCATTCATGACGACGTTCAGCCCTTTGTTTAGCCCACTCTTGCACATTAAAGCCATCAGCCCGTACGATCGAGTAATAATAGAATCCATCACGTTCGTAAATGAGGTTGAAAACAATGCATTCATTTTCTTTTCCATACTTGGTTGTAACCTCGATTACTTCTCCTTTTTCATGTTTTTCACTACATTTTGCAAGAAAAACATTTGGTACATATTTACTATACGTATTCATAGTGCCTATAATTATTGATTAAAAACTTCTTTGTGTACTTGGTTAATTGTTCCATTGATTATTAATGATCCTTTGGTAACACGAATCTTGTTACCTTTCTCTTGAACTTGGTAGCCCGCTTTCTTTAACCGGTCTATTTTCTGTTGTGGCTCCATTTTAAAACCCCTCATCGTCATAATCTGTATCAAATATTCGTGCAACCATATCGACGATATTTTCCTCAATGTCTTCCGTAGACCCGGTTACTGCATTAGCGATATTTTTCTTCTCTTGAATTATGCGATAAACTTTTTCATCAATAGTTCGCCGACCAAGAAAGTAGTAACAGGTAACAGAGTCCTTTTGCCCGATACGGTGTGCCCGGTCTTCGCATTGACAGCAATCGGCGTACGTCCAAGGGAACTCAACAAAGGCGACATTACTTGATGCGGTAAGCGTCAAACCGACTCCGGCTGCTTTTATTGAGCAAATAATAATATCCACTTTAGGATTATTTTGAAAGGCGTCAACCGCTCTTTGCTTCATGTCCGGTGATTCTCTACCTGTTACAGATACAGCCGTGGGGAAGTAACGTTTCAATTGATCTACAACTTCATGAAGCGAACAAAAGAGGATTATTTTCTTTCCATTCTCCCGGAAGTCTTTCACAAATTCAATAACATCGCGTACTTTGCCACGAGCAGAAATTTGCCGGAGAATATTGATACGTACCATCACTTCACCACGTAGAGCCTTTTCTATCTTATCATCGTCAGCATCCTTGTATTTCTGTAGATACATAATAAGGTCGCGTTCTGCATCCATATACTCTTTGCGATTTGTAATTTCGCAAGTATTAACCTGACGTATCTTATCCGGAAGGTCTGTAAGAACAAGAGACTTTTCACGACGAAACATGCAATATTGCCAAAGGTTGAAATTCAGTTCTTTCAAATTAGAAGCCTCTCTTTGTCCGGAGCAGTATCGGTTAACAAATGGTTTATAGCCACCAAAATCCTCCATACGGTTTAGAATTGCCAGTTGTGGAATCAGGTCTTTTGGCCTGTTGACAACTGGGGTTCCAGTAAGTTCTATCACCCATTCTTTACCGGTGCATATCCCTTTACAGAATTTAGCTTGCTGGGTTGATGCTGATTTGCAACGGTGACTTTCATCAATAATAACTGACTTGAATAAATTGATTGAGTTTCTAAATTCTACATCTCTCAACGTCCAGCCTTCGGCTTTCTTTATGCGTTGTACGAAGTATTTCTTTAATGATTCATAGTTAACAATAAACACCTGGTGCATTCCTGTCTGGAAGAAAAAAGTCCACGTATCACGCACCTTGTCGGTTAGGATCATCGCTTTTTTATCTGTAAATTTCTCCCATTCACGTAACCAATTTATTTTGAGTGAAGATGGACAAATGACAAGACAAGGAAAAGCATCAGCAAGATTTATTGTTGCAATACTCTGCAATGTCTTACCGAGTCCCGGTTCATCGCAATTCATAAACCGTTTTAGTTCCAATCCCCGTGCAATACCTTTAAGCTGATAAGGATAAGGCTGAATCTTTAAATTGTGCGGAACGGTTAGGTCCGGCAGTTCCGGAATATCATAAGCGATATCTTCCTCCTTTTTTTCTGTACCGTTTACCCAATTTATATTCTCAAACTGCTGTATTTGATAAATCATCCTTTCAAGCTCTACCCTACTCCTTGTCGGGACAATCCAAACTTTTTTAGCACCATCAAAACGTCTACCGGGAATCTGTCTGACCCGATCTATTATTGAAGTCTTATATTTGAATGATAATTCGAAATTATCTCCTTTTAATTCAATATTCATGATTCAGAGTATTTAGCAGGGGGAATTATCCCCCCTGTGATGATTGATTATGCGGTTGCGTCAAGAGGTGCAGGCGCCTCTATTTGTTTTTTACGTCCTCTTTTTTTAGGCTTCTCTTCTTCCAGTACAACAGCTTCTTCCGGTTCATCCGTTTCGAAATCAAGCCGCTCTTGTCTGACTCCCCATTTCTCTTCAAACAGATAACTTTCAACTTCCGCATCACAAGCTGCAGCATCAATGCTCAATTCTTCATAGTAAGGGTAATCTGCATCAAGGAGAGGAACGAAGATTTTCAAGTCAACAACTTTGCCGGACTGGAGAAGTTTAGCTCCCATAATGGTAATTCCAGAAACACCATCGACGCTGTCATTTGCATAGCCCGTAATGATATAATTTTCCAGAGTCTCTGCATAGCCCGGGGAAGTAAAGCTATCTTTGTTGATATTAGATGCCTCTGGCTGCTCACACAATACAACGAGATGTAATTTAAGCCGGCTAAACGCTTCTCTTAAATCGCTGTGGATGATCTGATCGCAGCTCTTGTTAATTACATTCGTGTAGTTCGCTTCCGAGAAACGCTCATTGTACACTACATTCAAGCGGTCTTTTTTGATAACCGCCTTCTTGATCTCATTTTTTACTTGTTCCATAATCTTCTTTAGTTGATAAAGTGATAATACTAAATGCTGATACAACTCCCATGACGGCAGCCGTAGTTATTTCTCTAGTCGTTGCATCTTCTCTTTGAGAGAAAGACAATGCCGTAAACAGACCGATAACGGCTAGCCCGATTGTGATTCTTTTTAAGTTTTTCATGATGATTGCTTTTTATTGTTATTATACATTCCGGACATTTTCATTTCTTCTTTTGCTTTACTTATCACAGTTACACACCATGATAGTTGATGCGTCGCCGTCCGATTGCAGCGTTCGCACCAGTCGACCAAATATCGTTCTTCCCTACACAAAGAGTTAACTAGAGCATTTATGGCCGTCGCTGTTGCTTTCGCATTCTTAGCTGTATCAACAAGCGTCTGCATGACCTCGGATTTCATCGCCTCATTGAGCCAGTATTTTGAGTCTGCAAGTAATTTGCCGGAACGGGCAACATATACAGCCAAGTCATTGCCACGTTGTACCGCTTCTGTCGCATCTTCGCTCATGGTTATATTGAGAAATGAATCTATATTAGTTAATTCATCCAATATTTGATATTTAGGTGTGATAAGTAAGTTCATATTGTTTTTATGATAAAATATAATCAGACCATCAATTGCCACCATTTGAAAGCCAGGTCTTCGTACTTTTCTTTTCCCTTGGTATATGTAGGATGATTACGGTCGGTGATAAAATGCTTGAATATCTTGCAGTTCTTTTTCGAGATTGCATAAATGAAATCCTGTTTACTTCCTGCGATATCCATATACCAGGCACGGGATCGGTCCCAGTCAAAGAAATCTATCGCTTCATCGAATTGTGCCTGAGACTCTGCAAAGGTCGTTTTCAAATCGCCACCAAAACCGTAAGCAGATAACCACCAGTCCCATTTACAGCGAGTATCGAGGTGATAGGCAAAGTTCCCATAATGGAACTCCTGCTGCTTATTTACCATGAACTTCTGTGTATCAGACTGCGCTAGCACAACAGCAAGAAACTGGTCTTTCTCCGCTTCCTTCCGGAGAGCCTTACGCATCTCAAGTCCTAATTCAAATTCTTCTGTCGTGTACACATAATCATCTACCATCAGCTTGTCATACCGAACACGGTCATTCTCTGTGATAAGAGCGTCTACAAGAGTACCGAACTTGAATGCCTTTTCTTTATCCCCGTATTGAGCACGGGGATAGAGATAATTTTTAAGTTCTGTCAGATCAGAGTTACTTACTTCTGTACGCGAATAATATGAATCGGGATTTGACATAACTATTTAGCTTTTACATCTGCCTCGTAGCTGATGAATTGTGATTCGATATGCTTTTGATCTTTGCTGTTTGCCTGTTTCTCGCAATAGGTAATCATCTTCTTAAAGATTTTCTCTAGTTCTTCAACTGGCAGACTCTGTCCTTCATTTAGCCACCACATCTGAAATATCTCCAAATATCCTTGCTGATGCAAAACAACAATCTTTTCTTTCACATTAGCGTTTATCGGTGGAGGGGCAACAGATGCAGCAGCACCTGCAAAAAGACTACCGATTGAACTTTGCTGCGCTTTCATTGCAGCTTCTTGTTTAGCTGCTTCTTCCGCTTTTTTTATTTCTTCCATCTGTTTAGCCGTTTCTGCAGCTTCACGTTGTTTGCGTACTTCTTCCGCTTTGGCGGCTGCCTCTGCATTAGCAAGACGAAGCAGCTCCAACTCTGCTAGTTCTTTACGTTTAGACGGAATACGGTCGGTAAGATCTTGCTTAACGTTTAATAACTTAGCCTTATACTGTTGAGCATATTGTTCATATTTACCTTCTAAGATATTTCGGCGAATCTCCTTTTTTGTTTCTTGACTGATATAGTAAGTCGCTGAATCCGCACTAAACTTATCAAAATGAGATTTGGGATAATCGGTCTGAAAGACTGTGATTCCTATAACTTCGCGATCGAAATTCTCATGTGTCAAATTAGAGAAGATGCCCTGTAATTCAGAAACTTTACTTGAAAGATACTGGTTGAAATAAGAAAGAAGGCTGTTCTCTATTGTCTGTTGATAATTTGCTTTCTCTGTCTCAATCCTAGCTCTTTGCTCTGCTTCTTTCTTTCTCTTCTGCTCTTCTTCATATTTGAACTTAGCATACTCATTGCGCTTTGCTACAAGCTTTCCGGGAATTGTTGAAGGATCCTTAGGATCAATTTGTTTTTCTTGGGAGGTGAAAAAGGAACGTATTCTATCAAATATCTGCGTAATAGGTTTACGACGTTCATCCATATTTTTGAGTGTATTATTTACCTTCCTCAAGTAGTCGGATGCAGCTTGATCTATCGTTTCATTCATACCTTCTCCTTCGATTGTATCAAGGAGAGTTTGACCAGCTTCATTGCATTTCTTGACAGAGTTAGTATTTCTTCCGATGATGTCCGGAAAGGATGAAAGGATGTTTTTTACCTCATCTATTTTGATTAATTCTGTTGCCATAATTGTTTTCTTAAATTGGTTAGTAAATACTTAGAAGCCTCCGTTTGCATCATCTTCAGACACTGTTACCTGTACAGGTTCCGGAGCATCTAATTGCTTTTCTTCTCCGAAAGGAGCATTAATGTCATCTACCGTTTGAACAGGTTCATTAATTTTTTCTTCATCTACTAGCCCGTAATCAATAACAGGTTCTTCCTGTTGTGTCTCCATAGATGTATAATTGCCTGTTCGTACTTTGGGGTATGCATCGAAAGCGTGTTTAATCATTTTGTTTTCAAGGAATCCTGTATCAATATGTCCACCGTTGGAGGTATACAGAGAGTTTGCCGTTCCTTTGTTTTGCTTGGCTGAAAAAGTAGATAAACGTTTCCAATCTGATTCCATCATCCAAGAGTAATCAACTGACCCGTCATTACGTACAATACGTATAAACACGGCAACCGGCTTGTTTGACTTTCTAGGGAAAGCTCCTTCGTACTCTATAGATTTAGCACCATTTACTCCGATAATAGGGCGGAATTTGTCACCTTCAAATACTACTACTGGATTATCTACATAGCGAACTTGTCCGGCACGCTGGCGCATATATACTTCACCATAAGCTGAAACCGTGAGCCCGGCACGTTTTTCCCACATATCACCATTAGCAGTTTTCACTTTAGCACTACGAGGAATTAAATAGCACTGCGGTCTGCCTGATTGGTCAAGAGAAAGACCATTCACTGCCATATCAAGGAAACAACCAAAGAGGGACAGTTTTGTACATTCCTGTAAAGCTGGCGTTTCAGTCAATAATTTATTGAAATGAAACTTCTCGCGATTATAAATCTGTTCACCCATATCTGTACCCCAAATAGCGTTATACATACCGATGAACTTCTGTTCCACTTTCTCGTTTTCGACAATTTTCGTTGCTGGAAGTGCGTTTAGCTCCTCCACTCTAATTTGAATACTATTACTCATAATTATCTAAATATTAGTTATTTATTAATCTCCTTGGTATACTCCACGGCTATACTCTTCCATTAGGAGTATGTCTTCCGCAGTAGGTTGTTTGGTTATATCCATCTTACAAGGTGCCACCTCTGTAGAAGTTGGTTCAGAGCTACATTTCCTTTTCTGTTCTTCTCTTGCATCAAGCTGCTTACCAATGCTTTCCTGTAGAGCCTTTAGCATCTCTGATGACTTCGGTATGTAGGTCATACGGCTAGTTGCATTAGTTGTTTGATAATGTTGTCCGGTACTTTATTATGCAGGTCCATCATTGCGCTGGCTGTTTCCAGTTCTGAACGCTTCACATAATATTTCCCTCGTTCCTTATTATTTGCCGGATAAAACTTGATCCAAGCTTTTTCGCGCCATTCTGTAATCAGGCGTTTTCCGTATATATCTTCCGCTTGGGATATTGTTACTACTTCGGGGAGTAGGCCCAGCATCGTTAGCGTTTGAACAGTCCCAATTTTAATACATCGGGCTACCATCATTTCGAAGCAATTTTCCATAATCTCTTAATAGGCTGTTTCTTTGTTTAACTTTTGAATGGTGTTGAGCTGATTTACTGAAACACATCTGCATCTCTATGCTATGCTGCCTGATTAATATTGATTTTAGAGTTTACTTGTTATTGAAATAGATTGTTTTTCCTAGCATACTGAAAGAACTCTGCCAAGGAATGGACATCTATACGCCTAAAGGCATTCCGTTTATGTGTACGTACAGTTTCCAATGAAATGCAATACTTATCTGCTATTGCATTTTCTTCCATCCCTTCATAAAATGATCGCATAACGCTTAACTCACGTTCCGACAGTGTACTATTAAATTTTGGTTTACAGATTATTCCTTCATATTTGCATTCACCCTTTAACGGACATTTGACCTCCTCAAAGTGAAAGTTTCCCATCTGATCAATATCCATTGTTGAATCGAACTCACCAAAATTACATTTAAGAAAACGACGTACTATTGAAAATTCAAACCAAGGGATATTATATCGTCGGTCTGTATATTCCAATGATGCTTTCTCCAGTGCTTCTGGCCAAAATATTCCCATTCGAGTTATGATTTCGGAAATAAACTCCCGATTTGACTGTTCCAATTGACGCGTACCACATTCATCGGTAATCATAACTTCACCTTTAGGAGTGAAATAAAATTCCATTCCAGTCATAATCATTCCTCCTTTCTTTCAGGAAATAAGGTTGCGACATCTGATTGTAAGATCTCAGCCACAATCTTTTTTTCAACCATACTGTTAGGTTGGGTATATCCATACATCCAGCAACGAACTGTATGACGATTACGTTGTGTCGCTTCTACAATAGCTGTAATAACATCTTCTTTAGGAGCTGATATGATAACTGGACGACGTTCTGCCTTTGGTAAGGCTGCAAAATACTCTGCTAGGGGTAATTTTTTGAGATTTGGGACAATATTATTGTCTGAACCATTTTTTTTGCTCATATTTGTAATGTTTTAAAGATTACGTTTTAAAATGTTTAATCGAAAGACACGGAGCTCTGAATCAAGTTTCTCAGGCCGGATGCAGGGCTTCCGTTTCTTTACTAAATGAAACTGTTATGAAAAATTTTATCAAGGTGATTGATGCCTATGATATTGAAAAGGTTATCAACATTGATTTTATCCAATCTTTATATAAAGATGAAGATTACACTATTATCCGATTCAGCAAAGATGATTGTATTTACGTCAAAGACTCTTATGAAGAATTAAGTCGTAAGCTTCTTAAATTACCATCTGAAACAAAACCGTCTACACGTAAGACAGGACGAGGTTAAGAATCATCCTTTTTCTTGTACTTCTCCGGAAAGATGGCTTCTTTCTCTTCATCTGATAAGTAAGTAATATACTCTTTGATGAATAGATAGATCCTCTCGGCTGAAGCTGCTACTGCGTTAGATGAAGCGTAATAGGTTTCAGTATAGTGATCGTAAGAATCAAAGGTTTTACTAATAGTTGCTTGTTGTACACACCATTTACGTAGTTTAGTATCCTGGTGATTGTGAATTAGACGAATAATAGGTT